ACTTCTTTTATCTTGCTGTGTTCGAACTCTCCAGCTTTTAATGCGTCCCACATCCGACCGCCCCAGCTCATAATAATTCTGCCGGCTCTGCGTTCTGGATGTTTTAACCATGCGTCCGCAATTCTCAACTTGGAAATAGTAGCATTGTTTTCTGAATCAATGGTTAGCTTACACTTCTTAAACTTGATGCTGCCCTTGGTCTTGTCATTATCGGGCGTTTCCTTGGTGCTCCAAGGCATTTCAGAAGTAACGTGATTGACGTAAAACGTGACGCCATGTGCTTTAACGACCCACATAGGTATGGTCGGATCTGCCAAGTGTCCTTTGTTAAAGTGAAACACTAGGTCTTTACAAGCATATTCAATCTATTGTTGTGTCATTTTAATCTCCTTTGTTATGACAAAAATATTTATTCACCGTCAACTATGGCGAAAATGTCTTCTTCTTTGATTACCAAGAGTTTTTCACCCTCTACTACAACACTGATGGTTGCATTGGGGTTATAAATCACTACGTCACCTTCTGCGACTGACATTGGCATATTGCCGCCGCCTTCGATGGGTCTGCCATTACCAACTTTAATCACAGTGGCCTTGAAAGTTTCATCTGGTAAAGATGGTAGAACAAATCCACTGGCTGTGACGTTTACTGGTTCAATCTTTTTAACTAGAACTCTGTCGTGCATTACTTGCATAATAACCTCAATATATGGTGCGCTAGGCGAGAATCGAACTCGCGGTACAGAGGTTTAGAATCTCCTGCTATGCCACTTAGCTACTAGCGCAGATTTTTATTTTAGCTTAGGGTCTGTGCTTTTGTCAAGCTCTTCTGGTGTAGCAAAACGTGCGGGTTCTGTGTGCCAGCTAAACCATCCCAAGTTTTTCCAATACTTGGCAATCAAGTTGTTGATAACAATGATGCCGATTGCCACAATGACAAAGCCCAACATTGTTAAAATACTGCCAGCCAAAAAGACTGCTGCCTGATCCATATCCATTTTTTTTCCTCGAATTAATTGGTACGCCGAACAGGACTCGAACCTGTGACCAATGGATTATGAGTCCACTGCTCTAACCAACTGAGCTATCAGCGCAACATAACTGTATTATATACTAGTTTGCTCTCAGTGTCAAATTTTATCTACGTGCTCTGCCCAAATTGGTTGGTTCAGTACGTTTAGCACGATGTGGGGCTTTGACTACATCAGCACTCATACTAGTTCCCGGTGCTTTTAGTTTCTTGACTGGTTCGTCAGATACGCTTGGACTTGGCTCTATGTTAGATTTGGTTTTCTTGCCCTTATCACCCTTGTTTGGTGGAATAATCATAAAGCCCGGACGATTATTGCCAGCGATGTGACTGGGTGCGTGATAGTCAAATTCGAAATCCAAGTTACCAAAAGGCTTGCTGGTAACTGCTAATTCACCTGCTGAGGTGATATCTACGTGACCAAGCTGACAATTCATCTGCTTGATCATATCGTTCATAATATCTTTGTACTGTTGCTTGTTTGGTCCACGTTTGACCATAAACTCAAAGCTCTTGCCCAAACTGTAAGTGATGATGTTTGCAGCACCATTGATATTATCGTGGTCATAACTTGCACGACCAGCAATGCCTGGTTTGGGTTTGTTTGCATCTAATCCCAAATAGTATTTGTGATCGGCTGGCATACCAACATTAGTGCCCCAATGTCCTGCTTGCGATGCTGGGAGAATTAATTCCAAGAATCCCTTATAGTCAAGACCTTTGAGTGCTTTTTTCAACAGAGCCTTGAGTTCGTCAAAAGATTCAAACTCTCCACCCAAGATATCAACATAGCTCAGATATTCTGGAGTTTGATTGAGTGCGGCTGCGTAGCAAATACGGTCAACAACTTTGCCTTCTTGCTTGCTGGCTGTTTGCCAAACTTTAATTCCATTGTGAAACAGTTCTTTCTTGCCCGCATCTGTTAGTGTTAGATCGTATTCATCTAACAGACTACCAAGACTGTTCATACTAGTACCGCTGCCGCCCAGTGCTTTAACACTGTAACGAACTTGACCGCCAACAGTAACGTCAATTAGTTTTTCATTGCCTGCTGGGAAGTTAATGTCTTGACCATCTTGTGCCAGAGCCAATGGAGCAAGAATTTCACCAAAGTCCTGGCTAATCATACCACGTACCGGATTAATATACTCAGCGCTTTCAGGAGTCAATTGTCCTTGTCCACGTTTCATAGCAATGTCTACGAGTTCGATCAGTGCATTAGCAATCTTTTCATTCTTGACGTGGTCTTTGACTGCCTTCTTAGTAGCAGTGGCTAATTCTTCACGATCTGAATACGTACCAGCCATACCCAATTTAACAGGGGTCAAGTCTTTGCGATTCAATACTAGATCACCAGCAGCGCCAGTGAATTTTTGTGCCACGTTAACACCACGCAAAACGAATGTGTAACGTTTGCCTCTGCCAGAATAACTGTAGATATCAAACTTACCGCTTGACATAGCCTGTAGGTCTGTTAGGTCTGGGTCCATAGTTAGACCAAGACCCTGTGCTGCCTGTGCAAGTTGTGCGGGACTGACATTGCTCAAACGAAACAATGGTAAACGTCCGCCCTTTTTACTGTATTCTGGGTTTGGATTTTGAACTCCTGCCTGTTTTAACCAAGCAATCAGTGCAGGGTTTATTGCAGTGTATTCAGCCTTATCAGCGTAATCAGGTTCTTGACCAGGGTTCATTGGATCGACTTCGGCCAAGCGGTCGAATTCTTCTGCTAGTTGTTTCATTTGATCCTCTGTGGATTCAGTGTTGTTAATAAGGTTGATTAGTTCTCGCATACCGTATTTATTAGTTTTTGGCGAAGCGCCAGTCCTTGTCTAGCCACGTAAACAACAGTTCTTCTTGCCTGACGTGTCCGTACTTGTTCAGACTAGCCATAGCGCTGTCACTGATTAGATTTTTGTCTGCTAAATCGAACCAGCTGGTTGCTGCGGGGTCCATGGGTTCCAAGTTCTTGTAGACTGCAAAGTGTATCCAAGCATAGTTTGGCATTGCGTAGATGTAACAATCTCTGCAATCAAACCCATTCACAGCCAACATATACATCAGATTACAGATATTGTAAGTGTAATAACATCCGCTGAAACTGCGAGTTTGCAATCTGTCGTAACTGTAGGTTGTATGAATGGGCACACTCAGACACAGCATACCATTGGTATTCATCTGACGATTCCAATGTGCCAATGTTTCAAGTGGAGTAGTACTGAATTGAAAGCTATCGTGACTCCACAACAGGTCTACTTTTCTGGGTAATGGCACATTGTTGTAGTCGTATTGAAACGGACGTATGTTGGGGTTTTCTTCCCACAATGATTTCTCAACTTTGCTTAGGTCTTGATCAACTGCGTAGACTACGTAGTTGTGTGGCTCGGGTGGGTCGTCACGTGTTGTTAACTGTGCCCACCATTTTGCATCAAAGCCTGCGCCGCAGCCCATATCCGCAATGACTTGTAGACTATCTAAAAAGCTGTCGTATTGATACAGCATATTCAGCATATCCAGACTGTGCTCGTGACTTTCTTCTGCGTTTTTAAACACTGATATCCTCCATACCTGCTGTGCGTAGTCGTACTACGTGACCCAGCATAAAGTTTTTGCTTTCGATGCCCTTCATAACACCCAGCCATTTGTTACGCAACAGTGCAACTTCGTTAATGATTGTTTCCATATCAATAACTTCATCTTCTGCTTCTGCGTATTTCTCAGCATCACGACTGGTCAATGCTCTATTATAGGCTTCTAGGTATTTCTTGTAATGCTTCTGACGAATTTTTCTCAGTTGCAAATTCAAATAGTTAAGCACTGCTTCAATCTCTTGTAATTGATTGAAACGATACTCAGTGATACCTGGAAGATTACTCAAGGACTTTTCTACGTTGCCACTGATGGCAATTTCACTCTTGGCTGAGATAAGCTGCTTATCATAGTAATCTATGAAATTTGGAATCTCGCTTAAATCTGCTGTAACTTTGTTATACCACATTGTCTAATACCTCTGGAAGCCATGTAAATGTTTTGCGCCAATCTAAGTTTCTGCGTCTGTCAATCTCATCAAGATACTGTCTGAGTTTTTTCAACTCTGCAAGATTTTTCTTGCTACTTGCTATCTGCATTCTAACACCTTGCATATACTTTGCGATCTCTTGCTGTTGCCAAGTCTCTGTGGGCAAAACTGCAAATAGCTGTTCAAACTCTGGTTCAAAGAAATCGCCAAAGATATCTGGATTCAGATAAGATGGATCGTTGACTGAAATCAAATAGTGCCCAATCTCACGTTGTTGTCTGAATTCGTTGATATAAACAATCAAGTCTTTCATTGTGGGGATAGACAGTGCAGATATTACCTGATTGATGTTCAATGTAATCCACTTTTCTTTGACCAAGAACTCAAAGTTCTCACGCCATTGTGCTAAGGCTAGCCCGTGTCTGATATATTCCTGTTCTGTTCCCCAGCAATCAATACTAGCAGTCAGGTCAAATCGTTTGATTTTTCGCTGTGCAACTAGTTGTTTTATCTTTGCTATGTGAGCCTTGAATTTATCGGGAGCAATCATCAAATTGCTGACCACATTAAATTCTAGATTGTGATTTGTCCTATTATACAAGAAGTCCAAACAAGTGTCAAATTCTGCCTGATAAAAGGGCTCACCACCCAAAACTTGAAGTCTGTAAACACTGTCATAGTTTGTGTCCATCCACTCCCAAAACTTGCTAGTCATCTGTGCAAACTCTGGGTGACGAGCAAAAGTATTGTCAATGACCAGACCATCTTGCTCGTATCTACCAAACTTTTTGTTTTCTTGCTGTATCTTGCTGCTGAATAAGTTATTACAGTAGATGCAACTCATATTGCACACATTGTCAAAGTAGACTTCTACGATTCTGGGCGTTACTTCTATCTCTGTGCTGACCAGTTCTTTTGGTACAAGATTGGGTATGTTCAAATGAAACAGTCTGTCACTAACTCCGCCAGCAAGTTCAATCTTCTGACAATATTCACAGCCCCCACTGGGCCATTCACCGTCGAGCATTAGTTTTCTGTCGGCTAATTTCTTAGGCGTATTATGAAATGTATGAAATGTGTCTGCTGTCAAGGGTGATGATTGTACACGATGACAACTGTTTGTAGTCCCATCATAGAGGTAGATAGAACTCCAGTTCCATTTTAACTGGCAGGCAGTGGCTGTCTTGATGGGAAAGTACTTATTCATTTATCCAAGCCTGAAAACTGTCAGGGAAAATATCCAATGACAGATTACGTCTACGTGCAAACTCTTTGATATACTGCTTTGCCTTTGCGTGTTGCTCTGGTGTAGGCTCTGCATTGATGGCACTCAGGATAGTTGGATTGGATATGCTAAGTTGTTTGCTTGCCGTATCCAATACATTGGGTCCCAAGTAGTCTGGGTCATTACAGATATTTAATTGGTCGTCAACTGTGCCATACGTGCGCTCAAACTCTGCATAACCTTGGACTGTGGTATTGCTTATCACACTACAAAATCTGTAATTGCGGTTTGCTAATAGGTCCAAGTTGCGTTGGAAGTTATCCCAAGTATTGCCGTGACGATTGAACTCATAGAGTTTGCCCATATTTTCTGCACTGACAGTAATCTTGACGTGTCCAGGCAGCTGATTTAATATACGTGCTAGTCTCTGTGAGTCCACTCCTAGTCCAGTAAAAATGTCAACTGGGCTATCGAAGCTGGATGCTAACTCAGTCAACCCATTGTAGAGAAACGTTTCTCCACCAGTGAGTACGACTTGTTCACAATTCTTGTATTGTTTTACTTCATCTAGTATCTCATTATAGGGACGACTTTGTTTCAGTGTCTTTTGTCCCAACTTGAGCAATATTCTATCGTTGGTATTGATAGTGTATCTTGGCTCATCAAAATATACACCGTTGTTATTAATGTCTCGTAGCCACGCAGTGCTGTATTGCTTACAACAATAACTGCAAGTCAAATTACAATCACTACTCAGAGTGATGTGCAGTATTTTAGGGCTGTTGTACAGGTCTGTGTGAGTTACTTCATCTGACTGCATCACTGTACGTCTGCTGGGTATGCCCAAGTCTTCTGCTTGCCAACAAGAACTGCAATTGTCAACACGTTCGCCGTTTAACATTTGCTCTCGGTCACGCAAAAGCCCGGGAGAGTTAAACAACTGCCCGGGATTAGATTTTAACCAAGTAGTATCGATCTTGTTTGCTGATGCAGAGCAACAGGACATCATAGTCCCTCGCTCTGGTTCAACGCTCAACCACCAAAATTTCTGACTACAATAATTATCAATCTTCGTAGTCTTCGTCTTCGGGTGCATTGTCTTCGCCGACATACTCTTTTAATGCTCGTTTAAGAGCACCATCTGTGCCGCCAAACTCACGAACATCGATATCATTAAGATAATCGACCATAACACTCATAATGTTGTCAGCACATTCTTGTCTGTCTTTGGCAGGAATGTACTGCTTCATAATAGTGTAGAGTTCACCTAAAACATCTACTTCAATGCTCATTCTTCTGTTCCTTCTGCTGGAGTTTCTACTACTGTTGTCTTGTCAAAGATATGTGGGTTAGCAGAAATGTCAGCCATAACCTGATCCAAACAACCGTCGTCATTGCGTTCCCAACCTTTGCGAAACTTCTTGATGACTTCGCCATCAGTTGTTGTGTACACAAGACTGTTTCCTTCTTTCTTCAACATTTCTTTGGCTTCGATAAGATCAACAAGACCTGAATATGGATTCATACCTGTTTCGTATGGAATCTTGATTTGAACGGACTCAAAAGGTTTAGCGTAACGTGTCTTCATAATCTTGCAGGCTGCACGAATACCTTTGACTTCTGAAACCTTGTTACCATCTTCGTCTTCTTTGAGTTTCAATTTGCGCATAGCAACGACAATTGAACTTGCGTAGATAAAGCCTTGTCCGCCTGAAATCTTGTCATCAGGATCAAACATATCTTGTGATGCATATGTATGATTGGTTGCAACAAGTCCCAGATTCAGATCACCGAACATATTAACACAGTTACGAACAAGTGCTGTCAGTGCCTTTGGCTTACGACCCATATCACCCTTCAAGTCACCAGCTGCGAACTGATTAACGTCTGTGGGAGTCAACAACATACCCAATGAGTCTAAGACAAACAAGACTTTAGGACGTGAATCTTCTGGCAGTGTTTTGTATTCTTTAACAAACTCACTGATCATTTTAGCAACGTCATCGATCATGGCCATATTGAGTTTAAGTAATTTATCTTCACTTGTGTCCACCCCCAGTGCGTGTAACCAAGCCTCGTCAAGAGCATTTTCTGTATCAATAAGAATGGGATAAATGCCTTGGGCTTGTGCGTTCTTGACAAGATTTCCTGAGCAGATAAAACTTTTGCCTGCACCAGATTCACCAGCAAACACAGTGACCTTTCCCATAGGAATACCTCGATTAAAATCGCCAGAGATAAGGTAGTTGAGAGCGTAGTTGTTTGTTGAGATCCAATCGGTTGGATCGTTAAAACCGACGGAGATGCCGTCAATACTTTTAGTGATTGATTTACGAAATTTGCTTACGTCGAATGGTTTAGTTGCCATGATTTAGTTCCTTGTATAATTGTTTAAAAATGTGTTTGCTATTTAAGCCTCGTCTACTATCAAGTTCTGCAATCCTCTGAAACGAGTTTTGCAAATTTGCTTCGAAAGGCTGTTGTATATATCTCAGCAAATTGTTATAGCTATTTTCCAGCAAGAACCCAGGACGCTGTGCGATTCTTAGTTCCAACTCATTCTTTACTGATTGTAGAATGTTTGCTGGCAAATGTCTAATATTTAGGTAATCTGGAGTCAGCATTGCCCCGATTACAAAGCTGTTTGGGTGATAGCCCAAACTCGTAAAATGATCCACACACTGAAATAGGCTACGATAGTTCAATAAGAAATACAGCATATTGAATGTTATCTTGTGCCCAAGTGCAGTGATCGTTTTAAGATTGGTTTCAAATTCTGTCCATTTTCCGCCATAGCGTATGTACTCGTATTCATCTGTCAAAGTTTCTACACTCACGATCCAATGTACGTTTTTAAATTCACAAATTTTATCAAATACCTGTGAGTCTACTTTGCTCAGATTGGTATTGATACGCAGATTCACATCTGGGTTAACTCGGTTCAAGAGTTCCAAATTTTCTTTCATTAACAATGGTTCGCCACCAGCAAGATAGATGTGCTTCAACTTGTCTGCATTGCTGAAAATATATTCTTTGAACTCTTGTCGTTGTGCATCTGTGGGCTGTGCTATCTGTATGTCTAGTTCACTGGCCCACTTGCTGCTGAATTCTGGGCCACAATACACACAGGCAAAATTACACAAATTACTCCAACGAACATCTATGGTCTGCAAATCAAATTTACCAGACTCATACAGTGCAAGATTGTTTGCTGGCTTTAGTTCTTTGATATAAAATACTCTGTCACTGATAATGTCAAAGCTCTTGCGGTCTTCAAGATCGTAGCAGACTTTACAGGTCTCAACGGGTGCTTTGTTTGCGATTAGAGTTTGTTTGGCAACGTTTGTATTGCCCAAGAGTATGTCTTGTATTTTATTGTCCTGTATATTACCCAACTTACCCGAACTTCTGATACAGTTCTTTACCGAACCGTCAAAGTTATACATTAATCCGCTCCAAGGCATTGGGCAGAAATAGGGATTAGTCAGTATGTCTTTAGGATTCATACAATGGTCCCAGACTTATATCTTGTATATCTAGTTTATTTGCTCTGGCCATTTCTAGTGTGTGTACCAGAACTGATGCCCAGTTTTTAGGGTCTGCTGCTGGAGGTACTGTTTGTCCCTCTTGTGTTGCTACATAGCCCGGACGTACCAGTGTAATCTTGGGTCCGTTTTTACTGCGTAGTTGTCTGACTGCTTCTTCCAGCGCTACCTTTTGTACTCTGTATTCTTCTAGTCCCGGCAAATAAGAAATAGGATGCTGTGTCATCACCGTGCTGATTACAATTATTTCTTTTCTGGTATCGTGCCAACGTTTTACCATTTCAAACAACAACTCTGTTTGAGCATATCCTGCCTGTGCGTTGCTGACAAACATATCACAGTCTTGAATAGCATTTGCCACTTTGGGCACTACTCGTATGTTAAATCCATTGCGTCTGCTTAGGCCAACGATTTCGTGACCACGTTCTGCGTAGACTGCTGCCAATGCTTGTCCTATGCCTGCTGAATGACCTGTGATTGCTATTTTCATTTTTGTAATAAGTGTGTTAGTTCTTTGACTGGCATTACT